AAAGAATAATCTATGATATTGAAAGAGCAGATACCAACGCCCAAGAATACCTAAAGCATAGAATAAAAGATTACTTTAGATTTATTGAAAATATACCAGAACCTGAAACAGAAATGAACAAAGCGATAAAATTTTTCCTTATCAAAGAAAGAGATGAAATTCTCGCATTATTTGATGAGGTGAAGAAATGACAACAATTGATGAAGTACTTGGAAAATGCGTTGTACGCGTGCAATTTGACCGGAATGAAACAAATAGACTTCCACTTAAATGTTATGGCTGTAAGGGCTATCCTTATGATGCCAGGCAGAAAAATTGTGAAGAATACAAACCTTACCTACTCCGTCGGGCACATACTTCCGTTCCCGAACAGACGAAAAGATACCATCCCGACGGAGGCTCTCATGGACAATAAAGTAATTAATCTCGTTAAGAAATTACAGGACACTTCAATGCAATATCACAGGCTGAGCTGCTTATTCAATGAATTAGCACACAGCATTCAGATTGAATCGAAAAGAAAATCATGGAAAGAAATAAAAGAATTCATGAGCGAGCTTGATTTGGACAAAATTAGAGAAGTCACTATAAGTTTCAAGGAGTTCCAAAAATGATTTACATTACCTGCTCACGCATGCACTATGACTATGAGACTTCAACAATCTGGGTGAAGGTTTACTCAACAGATTGCAATTTGTACTTCTCTGAGTACAACAGGCCAATCCTTCAATTTCCTCTTAGAAACTTGAAAGGAGGTGAGAAAAATGGTTGATACGGGAGAGCTTGAAGAATATTTGAATGATAAGAGCGCGAACGATGGGGACATTGTTACAATCTTAGGTGAGGGCGAGCTTGGGGACATTACGGACAGGCAAACAGGAAAGACAAAGAAGGCCCTGAATCTGCCTGTTGAAGTTAATGGGCGCAAGATAACGTACACTCCAGGAAAGACTGCGACTGAAGCGCTTAGAAAGGCATTTGGAAGGGATTCAAAGACATGGGTACAGAAGAAATTTAAGGTTACTTTTGTAAAGATGCAGGTTGGAAAAGACCTTAAGAATGTGATTTATCCTGAGCCAATAGCAACAATTTATCCAGACCAGCAGAAAATTACTGCGTAGAAGGCTCACAAACGCTCCACAATCGCTTATTTTTATTTTTTAATGGTTTGGTCTTGGGGACGGGATAAGGCAGATAAAAAAGAGGAGAGAAAGAGGGATTATAGAAAGGCAAGGGAAGCAGGGTATTCATGCAAAATTGCAGCAAGAATCAGGGATTGGAGGGAAAGCAATGTTGAATCAACATGCTTGCTTAAGCCTCTTATTGGCCTGGATGACTTGGAAAGATACACAAAAGAACATGGGAACTAAACAAACATTGGAAGGAAAGATGGATTTTATGAAATTCCATCTTAAGAAATCCGCAGATAAGGAAAAGGGAATGAAGAAAGCAGAGCTTGCAGCAAAGATGATGATTGCCCATAATTGTACAAGAGTGAAAGCAAATGAAGTTATCCAGTGTTTTATTGATGCAGGATTTGCTCAGCAAATAGGAGATGAAATTTATGGACTATGAACAGACAAAAAAAACACACATTGTAAGAGGACTTAGGCTAATCTGGATGCGAAGCAAAGAGCGAGGAGCAGCCATGAAACGGGATAAGTATACTTGTCAGATTTGCCATAGAAAGAAAAGTACTAAAAAAATAATTGATCCAAATACCCAGGTAAAAAGAATAGAAGTGCATCACAAAAATGGTATTACAAACTGGGATAATATTATTGATTTGATTCGCAAAGAAATGCTGATTAATCCAGAATTTCTTATAACTTATTGCAAAGAATGCCATGCTGAGGTTGATAATGGGTGAGTTCAAGCAATTGGATTTGAGTGGAAATGTAAAGTGCTCAAAATGTGGCGGAGAAATGAAAGTTGTCAAATGCCATGGAGTTAATTGCATGATTCTTTACATGAAATGTTATACCTGTGGCCAGGAGTTCCAGAAACATGAACATTAAAAAGTTTGAATTGGGAATGAAATTCAATATTCATTCTATGAAATTAATCATTATTGATGTTGAGCATCTATATGTTAAAGCCTGGTCTAAATATCCTCGAGGAGTCTTTAGATTTAGGAAAAGTTATTTGAGGAGTTTGTTGAAATGAGTATTGAATTGTATGATTGGCAGAAAGAAATAATTAATCATAAAGGCAGCATTGCAGTCCGTGGAGGAAGGCAAAGTGGAAAGTCCTGGGCAGGAGCTTATAGGATTAAGAAATTAATTCAGGATTATCCTGGATGCACAATATTAATTACTTCTCCGTCGGAGAAACAGGAATTGTATCTTTATGAAAAAGTAAAATCCCTTTTTACTGAGAGAGACTTCAAAAAAAGGCCAACACTTAAGCATGCAAAATTCAGGAATGGCTCTCAGATATTTAAGTTTCCTGTTGGAAAAACTGGAATTCTTATTGAAGGCCTTTCCTCTGTTGATTTTCTTTTTGTTGATGAAGCAATAAACATGACTGAGAGGGCTATGGATGCCATAATGCCTATGCTTCTTGAGCCACGTAAAAGAGGCCTTGGTTGGATTAATTTGTTTGGAAACACAAGAGGAAGGCCTAAAGGATTCTTCTATGAGTCTTTTAAGAATCCCGATTATAAATCCTGGGCAATTTCATCTGAGGATGTGCCTCATGCAGACAAAGACTTTCTTGCAAAGGAAAAAATGAGGCTTGGAGAAATGCGTTATAGGATGATTTACATTGGTGACTTTGTAGAGATGGATTACAAATTTTTCCCTGATGCAAAAATAGATGCTTCAATGACTTTAAAATCCTGGAAACTCAAAGAGAATTATTCCCATCAGCGCAAATATGTTCTTGGGATAGACCCTGCTGGATTTGGAAGGGACAAGGCTGCCTTTGTTGTTGGAGAATGCTTTGGAAAGGAAAGAATCAGGATTGTGCATTTTGAAACTTATCCAAAGACTTCCACGCATGACTTATTGAACATCACTATTTCCCTGGACAACAAATTCTTTTTCAACAAATTCTTAATTGATTCTTCCGGCATGGGACGTGGATTTACAGACTTATTGAAATTGAAAAGAAAAGGAAAAGTTGTTGAGTTGAATAATTCAGCGTCGGGAAAAGAAGGAAAAGTTCTAAAGGAAGATATGTATTCCTGGGCGCTTGCTCTTATGGAGAATTCCATGTGCGAGATAATTTACAGCCCCGAAATAAAGAACAGCTTAAGCAATGTTGAGTTTGATGGAGAGCAGTTTTATGGAAAAGATTCTGATATTGCAGAGGCTTTTGTCAGAGCTTGCTGGGGACTGAAAGAGATTGGCTATTCCCCGAAAATTGTTTAAGAACTTCATTTACTTTTTCAAGAAAAATCTTATCCACTTTCAAAAGATTTTCAAGCCTTTGTATTTCATCCTCTAATGCTTTTTTCTGGTTAATCCACAAAGTCTCGTCGGCAGATTCAGTGACTTTCAGGCCTATTGTTTTATCTTCAATCATAGAAGGACGGAGTCATTCTTCCTTAATAAACTTTTCTCAGGGACAAGCCTTTTTATTTTTGTCTGCTTTGTTGTTCCTGCAATTAATCCCTCTTCCACTGGATAACGTGATGCAATATCTTTCGTGCCTGTTTTCCCAGAATTAACTCCCATCTTCTCACATTCCAGTGATGAGGTTTATAGAACGTGGATAGTCCAGGGTGGCTTCGCCTTCTGTTGCAACCCTCACTTTCTTTCCAATCAAAGGCTCAGTAAGCACTGCAGCAGTTATTGGCATGAATTCTCTCCATGTCGCAGAATGGCCTTTTATGAAAATGAGGCCATAATTGTCTGTTACGTTTGTATCAACCAGCAATTCGCATCCGCAGAATTCAATTACCTTTCCTTTCTGTGCAATTACGCTTGACCAGTTTACCATGTTTGCTCCCTTTGTTTCCACTAGCCATTCAATCAGTTTCCTGTATCTCAATGAATCCAAAGCAAGAACAGTATTCTGGTCTGGGTTATAGCCATAGGTTCTGAGATTTTCCTTTCCTTCCATTACATCCTCAACCATTGTAACTCCAGTGAATGAAGCTGTGTCCCAGGCAGCGGCAGCAGCATTTGTGTTTATTCCTGATGTGCTTCTTCCATTTGAGATAACGTCCCAAATCCTGATATTTTTCAATTGCTCAACTGCATCAACCATATCAGTGATATTTGTTGCGAGAATTGCAACGTCTGAGCTTGCAATGTCCTCATCTGAAATCCATGGAGTTTCCAGCATGAATTTCTTTGTATATCCAGTCTGCCTTGTGAAAGACTGCTCTGCAATTGGAGGCCTCGCACCAAAAGCAACGTTAGAACCCAGATTTGTGGTCATTGCTGTCGTGGTTGCAGGAGCAATAAATCCTGTTGTCTTCTGATACCATCTGAACTCAGTCGTAGTTACTTTTGCCTTTGCAACATAATTTGCCCATTGAATTACGGTTGGCTTGTAACCCTTTACAAGTCTATCAACTGAAATTCCCCTTATGTCTGCCTGTCCGCTTATGTCTGCCATTTTATGCTAATACGTTCGTATTGACCCCCGGCTTGAGAATGAACAAGAATGTTTCCCCAACTGAGGCAGTTTCCAGTGAAGTTCCAACTGTTTTGGCTGCAACTCCTGCATTTGTTGCATCAATCAGGGTATTGTCTGCTCCTGTTCCGTTATAAGTCATAATTGACTTGCCTGCTGTTACTGTTCCACCAGCAACTCCCTTAAATATTCCACCCTGCCAATAAGCTAATTTTGTCCTCCCATCGCTTGCAATTTTTTCCTGGGCAGCAATTCCTAAAACATAGTCAGCATCACCTGTCGCCATCGCTCCAGTATGCAAATCTGCCAAAGAAAGAATTGCGCCTTTTTCAATTCCTGCGCCATCAGCCACCGTGCATTGAAGAGGGATTTCTGTTTCATAAACAATTATACATTCATTTGTCATAATTTCCAGAATGAACACTTTTATTTAAATCTTTCGTTTGGCCTCAAATCTCTCCACGCCTTATCCTTTCAGAATATTCCTCATTTGTTTCCTCTTTTTTTGCCGGTTTTGTTGCATAGCTTCTTCCTGACATCATTGCGGCTTCCTGTTCTTTTGTCCACTCTTTTTTCTTTTTGTCCAGGCGCTCTTCAATTTCAAGAAGTTCTCTTTTCTTCGCTTCAAGAAGCTCAAGATACGTTGGCTCAGGCTGAGATTCTTTGCTTTTTTCATTGTTTTCAGATTTTGTTTCTTTATTCTCTGCATCTTTTTCTTCCATGTTAAATAGAGGGCTTCACTCTATTTAAATCTTTTGTTTTTACAATTTTCCATAACTTCGTAAACCTTTGTAATTGCAATTGTATTGTTTTGCACAACTTCCTGCATTTTTCTCATGTATAAATATCTTTCAGCTAAAAGGCTCAAAGTCCATAGGCCTAAAACACCATATTGAGCAAGTGCTGTTTCAATCATTTGTTTTGTCCTCCTGGATTTATGTCTCCTGACTGATTTGGCATTTTGTTTCCTCCGCTCTTTCTCATGTCAGTTAGAATTAAGGGGTCAATGCTTATTGGCTCATCAATTACAATTTCCCATCCAATCTGAGCCTTCCAGGTCATCCTGAAAAATTCAGCCTCATATCTTACGAGCTGCTCAAATGCCAGAGCTAATATTTTTGCCTCTCCTTCTGTGTCATTTCCAGAAACTCCCAATATTGGAAAAGGAACTCCATGAGCAAGGACAAATTCTTTCATTAAAAAGTTCATCCACGGAAGAGGGTCAATGTTGAGTTTGCTGCTCAGGTCTTTTATGTCTGTTGCATCTTTTGGAATAACCATTGCCTCATCATTCTCAATAAGATTGTGATATTTTGTTTTCAGGCTTGCCATCTTTGCATCATCGTCTGTGTCTGCCTGAATTATGACTATTGGCTTTGCATTTCTTCTTATGATTTTCTGCATTACATTCTTTGCCTCTTTCAGCTTCAAAACTGCATCATGGATTTTTTCAATGGAGCTTATTCCATGGGTCTCATCTGCAATTCTCTGGTTAATTAAATGGAATACCTCTTCTTTTTCCCATGTTGCAAGAACCCTATTTTCTGCTCCAGGAAGGACTTTTAGATTAATTTGCTTGTATTCTTTCAGCATGGCCTTGTTTGTTGAAATAATCTGCATGCTTCCAGGGCTCAAAGGTTTTAGGTTTCTTAGTTCTGCTCTTTTGTCCTTTATGATTTCACCAAATGAATCTCCGCAGATTAGCTTTGTCCTCAAAAGATTCCTGCAAACGTCAAGATATGTGTCCTTTCCAAAGCCAATAATTCTGTCCAATTGGATTTGTTTGTTTTTCTCTTTTGCTTTTATTCCAGGCAGTGCCCATATTACTGCCTTGTCAATTAAGGCGCTTACTTCCGGGATTTCCTTGTAAATTCCAAACCATTTCTCCCAATCCGGCGTATACTCTGAGATTGTAGTGTCCTGCGGATTAATGCTCGTTGGAGTGAGCGTATTGGTCACATCTGTTGTCAAAATGCTGTCTACGTCATAAATTCCCATGGGATATGCAGGGTACTCACTTATATAAATTTTTCTCTGTTTCCCATGACAAATTCTGTATACAACTTAGAAATTGCAACTGCTCACACAACAACAATCACAGCACACACAACAACTCACATAACAATCACTATACACTTCATTAGATTTATTGTATAACATATTATACACACAACACGCGCGAACACAAACACACGCGCGAACATTGACTCGCGAAGGCTCGCGAACTCAACACGGCGCGACACGCGTGTGTCCGTGTTGCGTTGCGTGCGTTACGCAACGCAACTTTTTATGTCTTTCGCACATTGTCATGCGAAAGACTTAAAAAAAGGACACGTAACAGAAAGTCCTTCCGGTCTCCCTTCTTTTCAAGGAGGGAAACGGGAAGGATTTAGGATGGGATGGGTGAATGAATTATTAGCCGCGCTCTTTTAGAACGCGCGGCGTTTTACTTGTGAGCGAAGCGAACGTAACTTAGGAAAGGATCAGGGAAAACCTAAGGTTTTCCCTGGGAGTGATTATGCGCACGATGGCGAAACACCTAAATACTTAGCGAAGCGGTGCGAGCCTATTACGGCGAGCAAAGTATTTACGTGTTTCGCCTGAGAACGCACGGACTATTTTACCGACGGAGAAATGTAATTTGTTACTACTATTTCGGGGCGTGTACATACTTGCACGAGCGCGTAGCGCTCTAACGCATCCGAAATATAAATATCTTTGTACTCACTAGCAAGTGATTGGCAACCTATAAATAGAGCGATGTCATTATAAATAAGTAAAAATGAGCGAAGTGATGGGATCTGTTTGAGTTGTTGTGTCTCTCTCTCTCTCTCTCTCTCTCTGTGTAATGCCGCGTAGTAAGTGGTGTGTTACTTTCTCTCTCTTTTTCTTTCTGATTACTCTTTCTTTTTCTCTCTCTTAAGACAGAGAGAGAGACAGACAGAGAGAGAGAGAAAGGCGTTTATCGACGGAAGTGATAGCACTCTTTTATAGTGGCATAAAAAAAGATGGCTTACGGCCATCACTCGGAGAGATATTTATCTAAAGTTCTTTCAGTGGCTTTAATGTACGCTGCATCTGACTTGCAATAATTCTTGTATGCTGGAAACATCAACGGATTCAACCAGCCAATATAGCTAATCATTCCGCAGCTTGTACTGTGCACTTGCTTCATTGTCTTTAAATGGAAAGTCAGTCCATCATAATCTTTTGCGTTGTTGTACGCAAAAGATGCAAACATTGAAGCCTGCATGGATTCTTCACAAATAAACATCGTAAATCCAATTAATCCTTCAAAAGTTAAGAAAAAAGTAATTAATTTCAGATAGAGTAAAACTCTATCTGATTTAGTTTCGCATCTCTCTAACACATTCTGTAACATCTTCGAATTGAGAGCAAAAATCATATATTGAGCCTTTGCTTTTCTTTTCTATGTCGAATCCGTGATAATTCGACTTTATCTGAAAGTTCAGCGTGCTTTCCATTAACGGCCATGCAATATACCATTCTGCTGCTATTGCAATCAAAACAATAGCAACTATAATGTAAATTTTCATATTCTCACCTCCTTATAAGTATTTGAATGGCAATCGAACGCATTGCGCGTTCGATGTTTAAACAAATCCATTACTTGCTTGCTTGACAATCCAGCATAGACAGATTCAAATTGCTTTTCATCTTTGCATGCATAGCATTCAGATTCATTTGTTGATATTCTATGTTTACACATTGTTTTTATTCTCCTGCCTTTCGGCAGCAGGAGACGGAAGGCAGGCGTTGTAGTATGCCATACAACAGGAGAAAACGATTTAGGCAGCCGAAGAGCCGCAGCAATTTCTTCGGCGCATAAAGCGTTTTCGTTACGAAATCACGGAGAGCACTAAGAAAAAGATTTAAGCGTTTTTAGCCGAGCGGAACCTCGGCGACCCTCTCCGCAGAGAGGGGAAAAACCCTTAAAGTCTTTTTCGACTGCGCGTAGTGATGAGCATTATGGTAAGGGGCGTGACGGGGAAAGGAACAGTTCCCCGTCAGTAATAGGCATCGCCGTCTGAGACAGGGGGGTGAGGACTCGAGGGGGTCTTGCCCCCTTATGTACGCAAAAGGAAGAGTCCTGGGAAACAGCGTTTCCCGGCCTGCATAGGAAAAATTTAATAACTTCTT